GCCAAATAGAGCGTTCAATCCTGGCTCTAATTCCTTAAGGAGTTGTGATCTTGCAATAGCCATTATACCCTCCTATAAGCCAGTTGTTGCAGTATGAAATGGTAAATTAAGTTTTACCAAAAAGATAACTCCAGCTGAGGTGACATCAATATCTTCAAAGTCATCCTTGATGCCAATGATTCTAAAGTTGTCCGTTGCTGTAGTTGCTCCTGCACTTGCCACAGAAAGTTCACCAATAGATTTACCAGTTGAACCATTCTCTGAACCAAAGCCAGTACCTTCTGCATTAGAATGTACTAGAGCTTGTGCAGTCGCCGCATTTGTTAAAGAAGCATCTGCTTGAATCTCAAACACTTGGTGAGGGTTATCATAAATATGAACCGTCGCTTCTGTGCCTGATTTAATTGCAGACGTTCCAGGATAATGATTATCAAAACGAGGTTTCCCGTTTAAATCAATATATTCACATCCGTTCATAACGCCTAAGATTGCTACACTTCCACCGTCTGAAGCTGAAACATCGACTAAACCATTTGTTAATGGTATGACCATATCACCTTGAAAAATTGAACTAGATGATCCAGCCGTCGCCGCTGTCTGTACTTTGTACTTCGTCAGCCCCATTGAGTTTGGTGCAGAACCTAATAAGTTATGAGGACGTAAACCAAAAGGGGCATCAATATTTGTAGCCATTTTTGTCTCCTACTCATAAGTTAAAGTTATTTGGAACTAGTTGCCTTCGCTCCAAAGGTTACACGACTTTGCCGTTCTGGTTTAAGGATCGGCATACTTGGGTGTTGCTCTCTCATCATATCATTGTCGACAGCATCCATTTGATCGGACGTTTTTTGTTGAAAATATTTTTGTCGTTCATTCTTTGTTTCAAGAGGAAATCTTGCAAGTACCAGACCACCCACACCAATAACTCCAGCGTGTTTTCCATCCTGGATTGTCGGTGCCTCAAAATCTGGATACTCATCAGCTCTTACTAAATCAAACCCTTCACGGAGTCTGGCAGAAAGATTTTTTACATCATCAAAACCCATTACAGAAGTACGGATCCAACGATGCACAAAACCCTCTGGAGCTGGGGGTGCATCTAAAGTAGATGGTGGTTTCCAAGGTGTTCTACGAGTTGTTTTTTCTCTAGTTTCCTCAGTGCGTGTTTGACGGTTTGACATATTGTCTCCTTCACGTTGTAGCTAAACTTTGTTTTTGTTTCTGTTTAGCATATTGTTCTAATGATACACCAAGTTTCTTGGCGATTGCAACCTCTGATTTTGTTAAAGTCACTTTTTTAGGATTTTTTACACCAGAAGATCTTGTTGCTGGAGCTACTGGAGTGTTAACAGAGGTAGTTTGAGGAGCACTTTCCCCAAACTTGTGAGGGAAAGCTTCCCTAATTTTTTGATCAATTACAGTATAATACTCATCTGTAAGAGCATACTGTTCACCGTTTTGTTTTACTAATTCATTATGAATACTAAAAGCAGTCAATGTCATGGGCTCGTCTGCCCCAAACCATGTGTTTTTTTCAGCCCATGCTTGAGCTTTAGGATGTGGTTGTTTGGGTGCTTGTTGTACTTGTTGGTTTTGAGGTTGCTGTTCTAAAATTTTAGCTTGTTCCTCACGTGTAACTTTTGCTTTATTCAACTCTCCAGCTTCGACAGCTAATCTTGCTAAGTCTTTATTTATATTTACCTGACCTTCAACATCTCCCGCAGAAATAGCTTCAGCCAGTTTCGTTTTTAAAGTTGCTTCTTCGCTTGAAACACGAGCATCATACTCTTTTATGTAAGAATCATCAATAGTTTTTGAGCGTTCTTGCAAAGCTTTGTTTTCTTTTTGTAAGCCTTGTGCATAATCAATCGCCGCTTTTTCTCTACGTTCAGCCTCACGTATCTTCCATGTCATTTCTTCAATACGTTTGCGTACTTTTTTGCTGTAACCGTCTAGCCCTTCTTCACTTTTTTCTTCAGCTTCAGTTTCTTTGGCATCTTCGACTTGCTCAACTTTAATTTCTTCTTTGGTTTCTTGTAAGTCAACTTCAACTTCTTCATTGTCAACCTCCAATGGTAGTTCTTCTTGTTTTTGTGCTTCTGCCATTTTACTCTCCTATGTATGCAAAATATCTTCAGGGTTATTTATAGTAGCTAATATTTCATCATCATTTAATAATCTAACTTCACCACCATCTATTTTAAATCTACTTCCTGCATAACGACCGAATATTACCCAGTCTTTTTCTTTGCACCATGGAGTATATGTATCTCCAAATTTTTCTCTATCTTTAAATGCAAGAGGACCGATCTTCAAAACATACCCACATACAGTGGCTAAAGCTTCACGTTCTACAGCTTCATCGGGTATAAAAACACCACCTTCTGTTTTGCCTTTACCCTTATACGGTAAAATCAAAACTCGCCACCCAGTAGGTTTCGGCATCTTATCTAATGCTGACTGAGAAGGTTCTGTTTGTTTTTCGGGGGTTTCTTGTTTTAGTACATCTTGGTATTTTTTAGCTAATCTTCTAGGGACTATTAGTTTACTCATGTTCCACCTTTTTAAGCAAGAGTCTTACCTCTTGTTGTAATGTTGCAAGTTCTGAGAGCCTAGCTCTCGCTTCCTTGTAGGCTTCAAAGTTATCTATGTTACCATGTAACAGTTGTTCTTCTAAACTTCGTTGCCTGTCTTTTAGAATATTAACTATTCTATCATAAATGTAAAGATCCATTTATGTTTTCACTTTTTTGTCTTTTTTGTCTTTTTGTTTTTTAAGGGCGGTCTTCCCCTTTTTCGCAATACGGGCTTGTTCAGGTTTTCCTGCAAATTTTGCTCTTTGCTCAACGACGGTGAGTATCTGGACTTTTCTGGCGTAGGGCTTTTTAATTCTTTTAACTTTTGCCACAGTAGCTCTAGCATCTGCTGGAGTTGCATACTTAATGCTAACAGTATCTTTGGGATTTTCATCGGTGTATAACCTCCTTCCACTTCCTTTTGGTTTTTTACCAGTGCCTACTTTAGGATCTTTTGTTTTTCTTTTTTCCATTTTTTATAACACTCGCTAATGTTTTTGCTTGTCCTTGATGTGTTTTAACAGCTTTTTTCAAACCTTTTATTACACCTTTAATTTTCTTTTTCATTATGTTCTCCTTGTTTTTTTAGCTTCTTTAAAATGTTTAGCAGTTGGTCTGCCCTTTTGTCCAGCTTTACGCATTTTTTCTCCGCTTCCAGCCTTAATCCTTTTACGTTTTGCGTGTATGTTTTTATATAAACTCATTTTTTTGTATCCACTTTTTTGGTTTTGTCATATGATCGCATTCCAGCGATGCCTAGCATACCGAACAATAAAGGCATCATTACCGACATATCTGCTTGGGGTATTACTATGCCAAATCCTGCTAATATTGGACTTACCATATAATTTATAGCTAATGATAAACCACATATCCAACCAATCAAAGGTCGCCATGAGCTTTGAAACCAATTACCTTTAGCTTCTTCTTGATTTACTTTTATCTGTGCTAACGCTAATTCCTGAGCATGCTTCTCAGACATAGTTGCTATATCATGTGCTAACTGTGCCTTTTTGTCAGCATCTGGAATAAATTTATCTAGTAATCCTGTGACTGGACCAATAAGTGCTGATAACATTACCAAAGCCTCACTCTGTTTTTATCTACCTTAACTAATTTACAAAAGCACGAGTATCTTTTTTCATCTTCACCAATAACGATATATTGTTCATTAAGGTTTTGTTTAAAATATTTACATGTATTAACATTTTCAAAATGCAGTGTTCCCGCAGGACTTCCACTTAAATAACACATAAGCAAAAAAGCTGGACTCACTTAACTCCTCTAAACTTAATACCCTGAGTCGCCGCTCCACCACCACGACTTACCATACCTTTTGTTTCTCTATCAGCACGATTATGTCTCGCTATCATATGCCCCATGAGTGCTCCGCCTCCAGCAAATTTTCTAACTTGTTTATTGGTTGGTCTTACTGCCATACCACCGTCAGCCATGAGTTTTTTTCCAGCTTGTTCTATAAATGCCACTTCGTCTTCATTTAAATTACCCTGAAACATCTCAGCATCGAGCAACTCTTTTAGCTCTTCATACTTTTCACTTCCAGGATCTAATCCCTCTAGTAAAGACTCTAATTGTTTTTTTCTGCTCATTTTACTCTCCTCGTTTTGTTTAAATTAGGGCATATTTTCCATACTTCTAAGGTATGACGCTAATACATCGGACATCTTATCTCTATCTACTGCACCTGTAATGCCTTTAATTCCTTGAGCATCTGGAACACTATAAATATCAGTTTTACCTGTTAAAGATTTTTGTGTAAAATCATCACCTATTTTACTTTCACCTACTGTACCCCTACCTCTTATTGCTTCCATATCCTCAGGGTTATATCCAGTATATGTTGTTGTTGGTTGTCCCGTAATAGCAGTAACAGCACTCGGGACAATGCCAAATCCAGGAGGAGTTACTAAACCTCCAAGTAAACCCAGGATACCACTTGAAGGACCTTTACCTGTAAACTGACTGAACAAACTCGTTGGACTAAATGGGTTTTGTACAGAAGTAAGTCCAGTTATTTTACCAGATTTATCTCTAAATACATCACGTACAAGATTTGTTTTTAAAAGATCTTTCATATAATTTGAAACAAATCCAGACTGGACAGGAGTAGCATCAATTACATCTTGTGTAGTAATAGTGTCGGTAGTGCTTCCGTCTGGATCTAAGCCAGACTGCACCGATTGCTGATCAGATACATTTGTTTCTAAACCCAAGTCCATGGAATAATCGTACATTATCTATTCCTTTGTCCTGCTATAAACCTAGCGTTTTGAGCTCGCATATTAGCGATGTCCTCGGTTGTATTAATTCTATCTTTTTGTATTAAAGTGTTTGCTTGTAGTTTTTGTTTATTTAATTCAAGTTGCTGAGCATCATTCATAGCTTGATTCATCGCTTCTTGTTCTTTTATTTGTAACTCTTTTGCTTTTAAGTCTACTAATGGGTCGCTTTGCTTTCCGCCTAATACCTGAGCCTCTACTTCAAAATACTGACTAGTAAGTTCAGATTCTATTTGTGAAAGTCTCATTTGAGCCATTTGTGGATTAAACTCAGTTTCTTGTGCTTCTGCTTGTAGTTGTAAACTTGCTTTCAAACCAATATGTTCAAAAATATGTTGTTGTAAAACATTTATCACAGCAGGATTACTTCTAACAGATATACTACCCATATAAGCTAAATGTGTAGATATATGTGCATCATGTTCTTGCTCTGGAAAAGCTTTTAATTGCATTTGACCACCTATTACCGACATTACTTTACCATTTTCAATAACAGCATTCATAGGTTGTGGTTGTGGTGGTGGAGGTAATATTTGTTCTATGTTATCAACACCCAAACTATTATATACACGCCTGTAAGCTTCATACAAATTGTGCATCTCAGGCTTACTCATTGCCAACTTTAGTTGCTCTTGAGCCAAGCTTATACGTTGAGACATACTAAAAATATTTGGGTTAGCTACTGGCACAATATCTATACGTTGGTCAAAATCTTGTGCTTTGTTACCCTCTTCTGTATATGGGTATGCACCACCTTCTTGTGATATTAAGTCAGCAATAAGTTTAAATTCTTGTTTCAAACCATTATATAAACGCTTATGAACAGCACTTATAATTCTACTTCCACGTTCAAGTAGAGCTATTGTTGTGCCTACTGGCATCTCTTGATTATTAATATTGCCAGTACCCATATCTGTTGTACCAACAAATTTTTGAGCCGCCTGAACCACAAAACCGAGTAGCTGAAACAATGTGCCACTCGGTTCTTGGTAGGGGAGATTAAAAAATGAGTTTTTAAGTTGGTCACCTACAACATCTACATCACGCCACTCTCCAGGACGTAATGGTTCATCATCATTTTTAATTCTTAAACCCCTAGCTTTAAAACCTGATGGCATATTTGCTAAAGTACCTGAGTCTATTAACTGTCTAAGGTTTGCTGTCGCCGCTCTGGACAAGTTTCCAAGTAAATGTATCAAACCATTACCATAAAAACCTAATCCAGGAGTAAACATATAGTGAACAAAGTATTGTTTTTTGTTTTTAAATGCGTCATTTGGGTCATAATTACGGTAAACTGACAAAACTTCACCATTTTCAGCACTCACAGTAACAATATATGGTAATTTTACTCCAGTTTCTTCGCCATCTCCGCCAATATCAGGAAATTTTTCTAAATCTAAGTAACAATGACACTCAAAAAGCTGTACTTCTTCATAATCACCTTGTGCATACACACCAGTTATTGATTCTTTTGCATCATCTGCCTCATCTCTGTCCGCTTGTCCTGATTTTATCTCAATATCACGGTAAAATTTACTTACTTGGAGCTTTCTAAGCTCGTTTTCTGTCATTGTTATAACTTGTGTAACCCTATCTGCTGAATCTAAATCAGTTGCATTAAAGGGTACGAGCATATCTTTAGCTTCTATAAACTTACTTACTTGTCTACCTAGTTGTGGTTCAACATAAACTTTTTTAAATGCACTACCACCAAGACCCAAGTAATACAGCATCTGGTCAAACTCTGCTTCATACTCTTTCATAGTGTGCATAATTGTGTAATTCATATAATCTTGCACACGTTCTGCTTGTTTTTCTAAATCTGGGCTTGTTACTCCCATAACTTGTGTGCGTACTGGACCTTTCGCTGGAAGAAGTTCCTTATATGCTTGGCTTTGAAACTGTGTGACTGCCTCGTTCAGCATTGGGTGAACTACACCAGTAGCACCATCAAAAGGCTCTGTTCTGTTTTCGTAGTTTAATCCAAGTAAATTTAAACCTTCACTGTATGTATTGAGCCACTCACTTCTTGCAGTCTTATCCTCTTCTACCTTTTCAAGCACATAACTACTTATGCCAGTTAATTCTTCATCATCTAATTGTTCGGCTAAGTTTGCCATAAAGCTTGTGTCTTCTGGCTCATCCTCTTGAGAGCCAAGTTCCACGGACCCATCTTCAAGTTCGGTTATTTCCATACCTTCTACTATTTCTGGTTGTTCTTCAATATCAACATCAATTGGATCTGGGTCAAGTATGGGGTTGCCAACTAGTGTTAGCTCTTTTTCTATATTATTATAAGGGTTTTTTGGTTCAGCCATTTAACCCTCCTTGAATTACATAAAAGCGTTGTCTTATTAAGTGTGCCACATTTTCTCGTATCTCGCTAGAAGTTAATGGTTCAAAATTTTTATCTTCTATAACAAGTGCATCAGTTAACATTTCTACTTCATGGTACAACTGTTGTGGTGTCAACTCATCCGTAGTAGGCATTATTTCTAGGTATATATTCTGGCTCATAAACTTCATCCTCTGGGTGCGTTATAAATCCACCTTCTCTAAATCTTCGTAAAGCTTGTGTTACTGTATCAACAAAGTCATCATGCTCTCCAGCAGGAAAACTCGCACACTCTTCAATAACTTCTTCAGCCCAACGAGTATCTGGTGACCATACTAACCCACTTTCTAATAAAGGTGCAACTGAATTTACACGACTAAATTTATCATTACCTCTACTCGGGCTGTAATTTTGTATTGGAATGCCCATCTGCCGTAGTTCGTGGGTCAAGGGCATACCTGATGCTTTCGCCTCAATCAAGACACATTCTGGCTCCCAATACTTATATTCTTCCAAAGCTATTTTGCGTAACTCGGGGAAGTCCCATCTACCACGCCTAGCATCACAAAGAATTATGTTAGGAGGTCCACCCTCCTCTGGATAAAACACACCCCATGTTGTTATTGCTGAATAATCCGCTGTTTCTTTTTTACTAAACGCTGTATCGTAAGACTGCATAACATAATTCAAAGGTGGTATGTCTTCTTTTTTCCAAACTTGCCACCATTCTCTTTTTAGTATTGCACTAGTTTCACTCGTGGGGTTTTGTTGCCATTGAGCTTCCCACTTACCAACTGACAATGAAGCCTTAACCTTTAACAGTTCTTCCACTTTCCAAAAGTTAGACCACATTGCTTTACCATCAGGTAATATCGCTGGGAACTCAATAACTTCCCATTGGTCAGCCAGAACATCTCTAGCTTGTTGCTTAATTAATTTACCAGTTAAATCTATCTCACTCCACCTTGTCATGACTATAACGATAGCTCCTCCAGGCTGAAGTCTCTGGCGAGGACCTGAGGTGTACCATTCATATGCATTCTCCAAAGCAGAGGGGCTTAAAGCATCTTGTTCTGAGTGGGGGTCATCTATTATCATCAAATCTGCACCACGACCAGTTATCGCTCCACCCACTCCAGCCGCGAAGTATTCTCCTCCAGCATCTGTTTCCCAACGTCCAGCCGCGAGGCTGTCTGACCGTAACTTTACATCTGGAAATACTTGGGCGTACTCGGCTCCTGCCATAAGGTTCCTTACTTTTCTACCAAACCTGACGGCTAATTCACCAGTATGGGTTGCTTGTATTATCTTTAACTTTGGGTTACGTCCCATCAACCAACTCGGCAATAAATAACTTGCAAACTCTGACTTAGTATGTCTCGGGGGCATATTTACAATAAGTCGTTTTATTTTGCCAGTAGCCAAGTCGTTAAATTTTTTTGCCATTATCTTATGGTGCTCACCTTCTATAAACTCTTCCCATATAGCACCAACATATTCCATAAAATCTTTACGAGCGTTCTCAGCAGTCACTAACTGCTTTTGCTTTTCCATAAGTTTTAAGTAATGTCGCAGTTTTTCTTCAGGAATGTTTAAAGGGGCTTGTGTCATTTTTTTATAAAAATTTTTCCATGGACAATGAACCTGACTTCATATATACACAAAAGGGGGGTCATGTACAAATAATTTTCTGATATGCTGTGATTCGTGTGGAACATGTATACGCTGACGCCTATACATGTATATCTCCCGTCAGGGAGGGGACCGTTAACATGTTAACTAACTATATAATAAAAAAGGGCTATGGTTGTAAAGCCATAGCCCTTTGGGGCTAACTTGCGTTAGGTACTAGTGTACCAAAGTTAGTGCCGTAGGTGTTTTTGGCTAAATAGCTAAAACTACCTATTAGCACTGCACCTAGTGCGTTTTGCCTACAACCGTTAGCACTTTGTGCATTGGCTAGTATGCTACTACCACTTAACTGGCTTATTTGCTGTATTTGGCTAAGTGGTACAATTTTAGCTTGGCTAGGTACAACCATACTAACTAGGGTTGCGTGTACCTTTGGGCAAGTAGTTTTGCCTTTAAGCTTACTAATTGCAGTTTGGTTAACACCGTTAACACAAGCCCACAATATAGCCCCAGCTACACTATTTTGTGTTTGCTGTGCCTTTAGCATTGGTTGCCACAAACTACCTTTGGTATTTACACCACCAAACAAAGTGCCATTAGCACTAAAGGCATTTTTGTTAAGCTGTAAAGCCCACTTACTAATACCACCGTTAGCATTAATAAATGCAACCATATTAGCAACTAAAGTATGTGCGTTTTTTTGTGTTACTGCACTTGTAACATTTGTAAAAGTATTTGGCATTGGTTGCCCCTTTTAAAAACATGGTAGCTTAATTGCTACCAATAAAAACAGTATAGCATTATTATTTTAAAAAAGTAAACACCTAAATTACTTTTTTATTAAATTTTTTTAAATTATTTAATTAACATGTTAACGGTCCCAGGCACTATATTTGTGTGTGCGTATGCGTATGAGCGTGAGCGTGTGTACCCTATATGATTCAATACTACTCGCGCGAATACGCACGACCATCCACTACACGAATAAAAGCAGAGCCAGGACAACTGCTATAAAGCTAAGCAATATCATTTGCTTAGCTCATTGTGTAGGGCAAATACCATAACAGCAGTGACTGCCATACCACATAGTATTAGTTGCCACTCAAAGGTAAATATGCACATAACTAAGAATGCTAGTGAAAGTAAAACGCATACCCAAGCAAGAATAAAATTAAAGGTTTCCATAGTTAACTCCATTGGTTGTTTAAGTTATGTTTATAGTATTACCTGTGATTTATATAGAGCAATAAAAAGATTGTCTAGTATAGATGGGCTGAATCAAATTGAGTCCGCTCGCCCAGTCAAAAAAGAAGGAGGGCGGACCCTCCAACTTTCAGGGGCTAAGCTATACGCTTTCCATCCACATTATACACTTGAGTTTGGCGGAAGTGTCCATCCAAATAAATGTGGTAATCAATCGGCTTTACATTATGTTTGCCGTAGTCCCTATAAAAATCTACCAAGCCATTGACGTCTTCCCAAATAAACTTTTGTGCATCTTTCAAACTGTCAAAACTCGCGGCACATCGCATATAAGCATACACATACTGTCCAGGCTTTAGTGGACCTCTTGCAACTATTACTTCCATTGTTAGCTCCTTGTTAAAATTTTAATTATTTATAGTATGGGGCATGATTTAAATAGAGCAATGGTAAAAGTGTCATATGACCTTGTCGTGAATCAATTGGAATCAAGTATGTTACTGTATATGTGACGGTACATGTATATATGATTCAAATAGAATCCTCAATCCATCCATCCATCCTGTCCCGAGAACATTTGAGAAAATAAGACTTGCCATGCGTTTTGATCCATGTTGATCGGTCGCTTCGCATCGTACGAAACGTCACCATCCATCAACCTCGCTCCAAGGTTCTTTCCATCAATAATTAATACGCTCTGGGAGGAAGGATGATGAACCAAGTTATAAACCCGACCTCCATGCTGAGTTCTTAAGGTCTGCCATGCAATCTGCAAGGGTCTAAATGTTGGGTAGCTCTTGTCGTTTCTTGTTGTCAAAACCTTTAATTCAAACCAAGCTTCGTTCCCCTTATAACATCCACTCAGGTCAGGTATCCCAGTCGCCGTGTAGGATTCTAACCTACTCCAATGACACATTCCCTCGGTCTGTTTTTTAATTATGTTCCAAAATTTTGTTTCAGGTTTAATCATTTTGTTAGGTCTAAAAAAACCCCCAGTCGTAAAACTGGGGGCTGAATATTATTGTTTTGGGATAACGTAGAGCTCTACAAAGTTTTTACCCCATGAAGTAGACTTGGCTGACTGTCCACCGTTAAGAGCGTCAATTAAAGCGTGGAACGAACGTGCCTTAATTGATTTATGGTATTGGTCAACCATTGCAAGGGTAAGAGGATCCTTACCTTTTTGACAATTAATTAACTGCCATACGACCTTGGCACGGAGCGTAGACTTTGCAGTACCATTTTCCTCATACAAGGTCTTTTGTTTTTCCCACGGAAAAGGTAACTTGTCTTTTACGTTAACACCGTCAACAAGACGTACACCAACATTGTTGATATTACCCCCAGCGTTCTGCTGAACAAATGCTGTGATATCAGCTACTGTAACACCCTCACGTGATTTAATACGCTCAGCTGATAAGCTAGTAATACCAGTGAAAACGATAGGCTTTTGAGGTGCCTGAACCTTTTTAGCTATTGCCATAATAAACTCCTTTCTACGAGTTTTGTTGTTTAAGTTATGCTAATAGAGTACTATATGTTTTCGTCATTGTAAACACCTAATTACTCATTACGATTACTTTTTTTATCATAAAAAAATGGGGGCTGATTTAGCCCCCAAGTATTTAAATATTTTCAAATATCGTATAGTCTTGGTTTATTGGGTGAGCATCCATGCTTGTTGTAAGATGTACCCAATACTTGCCATCATGTTCTTTATACTCATAAACTTTGCCGTTCCTTCCGTAATAAAAAACTTGACAATCTTGGTTTGTAATGGTAGGCTTACCCTCGTCGTCGTATGCGTCAACGCTTGGGTGGTCGTACACATTTTCAAAAAACCTAAAAGCTTGTATCATATTAGCAACATCTTGCTTACTCATATTCCTACAAGTTACAGTCTTAATAGTATAATTGTGATGGTCAACTACCTGAACAAAAGTTGTACCAGTCGTTTTATTTATAAACATTTGAACTCCTTCCATGATTATTGTTTTAGTTTATAATTATATAGTAAAGTGTGACGAAAGGTGAGGTACTAAAAGATAGTCTTTTGATTAATTTGATTTTTTAGGTGACTCTATATGATTTACGAGTTGTGGGAACTCTTCTTGAATACGTTTGATTTCATCCATAACTTCATCACGATTCATTTGGTCAATCCGTCCGTGCAGTATCTCTTTTCTATCAATATATAATCCAGCCGCCTGACCTCTGGCTTTTTCAGCGGCGACAGCAGATGCGTAATTCTGGTTAGCCATCGCATCATCTCGTATTTGTGATAGTTTACGAACATGGCTTTCAAAAGTGACTTCGTACTTCTGTTGTAGTTCAATCTTAAGTTGATGAATCCTATCCAAGATTTGTGGAAAGTCCCTGCCGTTCAACATCTTACTAGCAATCGCATGAGCATTGGACTTTGCGTATCCTGCTTCAATCGCCGCCTCAGTCTGTGTCACTTCCTGAGTTGCGTAGATTTTACAAAACTTTTCTTGTTTGGGTGTCAATCCAAAACTTACTTTAGGATTAGCGACCACTTCTAGTTTGGGTCGGTGTGTTACTTTAGCTCTAGCCATATCTATATTATATAACTCTGCTAAATAGAAGCAACAAGTGAAATCTTATCGTCGCCGAAGAACTCCACTTATTGTCGCGAAACGGAAATAATCGATATTAGATATCGTATATTATAATATCTGATTTTGTATTTCACTCTGATTTCAATTCTGTACTATATAGCAAACTCTGTTCTTTTTTGTACTCTTCTAACCTATTCATATGATCCGAGACCCTTTGTGCGTCGGCATACGAATTATGTTGGGTGACTGTTTTGCCATCAGCCACTACCACATACACCCCATCGGGCATGGTTCTTACTTCATACTGCATTAGTTATCCTCCCATTGAAAAGGTATTTCCCACCATTCTACTATCATTTTTTCCTCCTATAATAAAAAATTATGCTTGATTTCTTTTAAGCAATTGTCCAAGGTCTGTGAGTCATCACAATACCAAATTTGTTTTTCTGGTGATTTGTTACCAACTTGTTTGAGAAAAAACTTTTCATAAATTACCATGATACTTTCGGCACATGGCATCGGCTGTTGTGGCATACGAACAATAGTAAGTTCTTCCACATCACTAGGTGACCAAGTCCATACATTTTCATGTTGGCATATTGCTTGAGCCTCTATAACTAAGACGCCCCCTGAAAAACACTTTGCTTTATTTTTGTATTCTGCAGAGTTGTAAAGCTCTGTAAAATATTTAGTAGCACGTTCAAACATGATTTACTCCTAAGATGTTAAAGTTAAAATATACATATAGTGTACCCCATGATGGTTCATGAGGTAGCACTAATTGCTCTTTTACTTAAAAGGTTCGTCTTTGTTTAGATCCAGAGAATACATGGTAATTGTTTTTTCATCATTATCGTGGTGATGTAATACAACTTCATGTGAGCTATAATATCGTGTTGGACGTAACAACTCTGTTTTGTACCGATGTTGATGGTCGGCACCGATAAACTCTTCATAATCGTAGAGTTGCTCACCACCAATAGCTTTCATAATTTTTTGTATCCCCTCTAAATTATTTTCTAACCTGACGACACTTTCTATCCTTTTTAAAGCACCATGAGCACCTTCCGGATAACCATCATGATGTTTATAAAAGTAGATTGTTTCATCAGTAACTTCACACTTAAAACTATAGACTGCTCGTGTAGACATTATGGCACCTCATTACAAATTGTTACAGACCAGTTGACCCTATGGTCACCAGACAAGTAGACTTCAATTACATCTTTAGCCATACCGATTGCATGTTTTTGATTATCACATTCACAAGTACAAATATGTTCTTGCTTATCATCAAAGACTTTAACTTTATACATGATTTACTCCTTTGAAATTAAAATTAAAACATATTAAAAGTGTACCTCATGATAATACATGAGGTAGCACTTGTTTGTCGTTAAGAAGTTTTTTTGTAGAAGCTACTGCTTTTACGAACCAGATGCCATAACATATCATGTACAAATTGCTCACCTTGATTTAGTTCATCTACTTGAAGGTACATTGCCTCACAAAGTTGTGTGTGACCGTCGCACCAAGTATAAGTTATAACAACTGCATCCATATCGGTATCAGCCAATATGTAAAAGCTGTCTGTATCGCTACAATGAACCATGTACTTACCAGACTTTGGATAGTTGCGAACCCCGAATGGACCGAGACCACAACGCTTACCTTCTGCGTAAGCCCATACCTCAACGATATTTGCAAACCATTCATGGTAAGTAATATCCATTGTATCAAAAATATTAGTTTCTGTTTGCATGGCTACTCCTTTCATTAAAATTAACCATATTTAATAGTAACCCATGATATACCATGAGGTACCATTATTTTGTCTGTTGATTAAAGGCTTTTCTCATGGAGAAATAATGAGGGAATACTTTGTAGCAGGAATCACACTTATAAATCAATGTGAACATAGAATAAAAGAACTCGCCAAGAGTCGGGGGCGGAGCTCCACAACAATAACATCTTGGTACTTCATCTAACATACAATGTAATAATGACTCACGATGAAATGGTTCAATCCGCTCTTCAGTTAGAGCAGTGAACATACCGTGGACACCAGATTTACCATTTGTTTCTTGCAGTCTGGCTGAACGTATATAAGGGTCTTGTTTCTTCTTATATTTCTTTTTACGTTTATTTCTAACTGTTCTTGCACCACTTCCATCATCAATCAAATGTTTAGCACGATATTTGAGTGGTGGTAGGGGAGTCGTAGTAAGTGTAGGAAGAGGCTCAACTGTAACCTCTTCCATCTTTATACCTTGAGCTTCGGCAAACTCCCTAAGGATATCATCAAGTTCGTCGTTTAGGGACATTCGGTATCTACTATTTGCTCAATATGGTCAGTAGTGCATCCACAAGCATGAAGTTTGCTAACTAATCTTATCTTAGCATTTTTCACATTAGTGACGCTCCTACTATCTTTCCATCCATAATCTAAACTAATTTCATCATGGTATTCTTCAATGGCACGATCAATCTCATCTTGCCATAATTGTTTTACTTTACCCATCGGCTTCCTCCTTTACAAAAATGCCGTCAACTAATTTACCCTTACGTTCTTTAATATCGTTGAACGCTCTGTGTAAACATATCCGTAAATCAAGACCGTTACGTTCTGCTATATTAATCAATACAACTAATATATCACCAATAGCATCAGCAGTTTGATAGTTGGCTAATGGTTTTTCATTACGCATAGCTCTTGCTAACTCACCAACTTCCTCAGTGAGTTTTGCTAGTTGTGCCTGATCGGTGCTACCATCAATCAGATCTCTTTTATAATGCCAATCAACAACTGCTTTATGTAACTCTTGAAAGGTCATCCCCATATAATTAGGTATCGTCATATTCTTTAATCCTTTCCCCTAAACATTCTTTTATATAATCAACCACTACTTGCTCGTCTATGTTGTCACACATAAACTGAGTGAGACTGTCACCTTCTATTTCATTTTTTTCATATAACTCAAGTAAATGATACATAAGGTCACGACCTTCTAACGCATCTAAATACGTTTCACCTTCTTGTGGTACACCCATCTAAGCCTCCTCTTTGTTAGTGTTAAGAATATCAACCATTACTTCACAAAAGGCTCCATCTAGTGTTGGGTTTTCATCAGGGTAATGGACTAAGTTATGAGCATACATTTCTGTTACCCTACTAATAAATTCATCAAAAGTTTCTGGCATATCAACGCTCCTTTAAGTAAAAGTGGATTAAGTGATTAACGACTTGTTGTAAACCGACTTTGATACCTTTATTACAAAGTATCATTTCTTGTATGTACTTAAGATCGTTAATAGTTTCCTCACCCTTAATAATAACAGATGGCACTGCTTGTTCTTTTTGCATAGCGACCTCCTTGTTGTTTGCTATACTTAATTATACCAAGTGATACTGCATGAAGTATTACAAAAATATCCAAACGACCAATAATATTAAAATAGCCCAACAAATCATTGCATAGACCCTAAAGCTAAAACGTATGTTACGATAATGATTACCACATTGATTGCTACAATAGTTTCCATCATAAACCCCTCTTAGCATTTTCTTCAGCTTCAATTAATGCTAACCAGTCATCATATTGTTCAGCTAAATCATTTGGCATATCGTGGTGGCTTACTTCTTCCTTAGTAGTATCATTCCATGATATTAAAATACGAGTAGATACAATACGTCTTGGTATTACATCATCCCTTTTGCGATAACCG